ATTTTTTAAATAGTGATGATTACTTTCGATATTTTCAAAATAAATTTTTTTTTCATCTGGTGTTGAAATTATCATTGATAGGTTATTATGTTCTATCACTTTTTTAATTATATTCGCTCCAGTAATAGAATCCGTCAAATCAACTCGCATAATTGTATATGCTGGTGTTATTCTTCGAAATTTATAACCTAACATATCTGCTATTTTTATTATATTTTTTCTTTCTTTCGCTGTTGATAGATATGCTTCATTCATATTAACATCGATACGATAAGCCATCATTTCACCATAATAAGCAAAAAGTTCAATTAACATCATTATATAATCTGAGCGGAAATAATCATTATAATTGGGGTATGTTCTTTCTATATAATCTTGCAAAGTATCTCTTATTGAATGAAAATCATATTGTTCAAAATTATATGTTTCTATCAGTTCGGTTAATTCGTTAGTTATTTCTTTTACATCACGTTCAAATGTTTTGATAGCCATTTTTTTCTCATTTTACCTTTATTTATCATCAATTTAATAACAATCAAACAAATAAATAAAGGTAAAAGAGGATTTTTCATGCATAATTCTAAATGGAAACAAGGCAAATATACACCAAAATTTCCAAACAAATATAAAGGTAGTCTTCCTATTGTTTATCGCAGTAGTTGGGAACGAAGAGTGTTCTTCTTTCTAGATAATCACTCATCAATAATTTCATGGGGGAGTGAATCAGTAATTATTAAATATAAATTTCAAATTGATAATAAAATACACCGATATTATATAGATGTAGATTTTATAACTAAAAATAAATATGGTGAAGAAAAAAGATATATCATAGAAATAAAGCCCGATGAACAAACTAAACCACCAAAACCACCAAAAAATAAAAATAAAAAAGCTATCACACGATATAATCAGGCACTAATTGATTTTCAACGGAATCAAGATAAATGGGTAGCGGCTGAAAATTGGGCTAGAAGCAAAGGATATATTTTTAGTATTTGGACTGAAAAAACTTTAGGTATCTAAATTTCATTTTGAAAATTGAAAATCTCACGGTTTCAATATTAGATAACCACAATCAGTACTATATAAGTCGTCTAAAAATGGTTTTAAAGTTATTTTGTTAAATTTACAATATATATTATATTCTATCAAATTAAAAAATCTTCTATTCAATAATATATGGTTGTGAGCAAATATTTTTTCTAAAAATTTTATCATAATTTTCAAATTGATAAACGAATAATGTATAATCAATATATCATTCTTTAAACCAAAATGTATAATCTCATTGTGATTAATATCACTCACAACATAATTCATACTATCACTCAAAATCGTATTATGTGATTTTTTTATAATGAAATTATCCAAGTCAGCTTGAATAGCGTCATATTGTAATTCATATCTCAAAATTTGTTTTAATAAAATAAGATTGTTTTTTATTTCTATATCAAATATATGTAATAATCTAATTTTTTTCTCTTGAGCCAAAGTGGATTTCAAATAATGATATTCATCTTTTTTAAATTTGTTAGAATGCCAATATATCCCATTTATTTCAATCCCTAGTTTGAATTCTGGTAAATAAATATCAATCTCTAAACCATTCAATAATTCTCTGTCGTTTTTCACTATTATAATTTCAGAATTTATTTCAATAAGACAATTTAAAATAGCTTCTTCGTATTTTGATTCAAATTTTCGACATTTGAATGGAATATCAAGATTTCTAAAATGCTTCAATATATTACCGTTTTCTATTGAACAATTGAAATAATTTTTTATAGCATTTTCATCAATGTAACCATCTATAATAAAATTGTTTTGTATAAATTTTCTGTCATCCCATCTTTCTTTATTAATCATGTTTTTCTCATTAAGTTCTAGTATAAAAGATTTAATCCCATATCGATTATAAGTAGTTTGCAAAACTTTATCTTTTATTTCTTTTGTTTTCATAGGATGTGAAACACCATATTTTTCCATATTTAAATCTATTCGTTTATTCTTTATTTCAACAGATTTCATGGGGTGTTCAACATTGTATCTTTTTAACATAGTTGTTTTGAATTGTGTACTTAAAGGTATACAAGATACACCATATTTTGTATTAATGGTTTTTTTGATTTTCTTCTGAATTTCTTTAGATTGAAATGGTTTTTCTACACCAAATTTCACCAAATTCCCTATTTTAATGGCATGGTTATGACAACACCCTTTCGAAAATCCTTGAGAATAAGTTAAAAACCTACAACTATCATCACAAGATAAGTATTGACATTTAGGAATTATTTTTAACTTATTAATAAACATATAAAATAATATTTTGATATTTGTTGTTTCAATATTATGTTTGTTGGCATATTGTATTAAAAATTGTTTTGGTTCTTTTTTAAATCTATTTGGGGATGGATTGGTTAAAGTGGATTTATATTGTAAATATTCTATAATTTCTTTATGCAATGTATACCTTTTTGTAAATATTTTACATTTATACAAAAAGGTGTATTCAATATATGAAGGAAAAGATTAGTCGATTGAGCGACTTAATCTTTTTCAATTATTAAAATTAACAGTTTATGCTAAATTAACAGTTACTTTACCATAATATGCATCAGCACCTAACATATTATCAGCAATACCATAACGAGTTGATAACATTACTCGAGGCATAAAAGAATTACCATCTAATATTGTTGGAGATACTTCTAATGGAACATATGGCATATAAACGATACCCGTATCAGTTTCAGTTGAACCTTTATAACCCATCAAAATATCATCTGATGTTCTAATAATATCTGTAAATACTTTAAATCTGCCTTCAATCGTACCTGCAAGACCAATATTAGTTGGGTCAACATATGAGCTAGTAGTTGGAGCAAAGTTAAAAGATTTAAGAGTTTGAAGAATCGTTAATACATTAGGATTAACAATCATCCAGTTTGCAGCTCCTCTTCTAGTTCTTACAGCAATTTGGTTTGAAACCTCTAACACTTTAGTATACATCGCTTGATATTTTTCAGCCATAGAGTTTGTACCAGATACATTTGCATAATCATAATTAGCTGTGTATCCTACTTTACCTTCAATAGCTGATAGAAGTTCTCTATCAATATCATTTGCAATAGTTTGAGCTAACGCTGTGATCATTTCTTTTTCAATATTAATACCTAATGATGCTTGTGCATCTTGTGCAGCTTCTAATGACCATTGTGCTGCTAGTTTTCTTGTTTTAGCTGTTACAGTAGTCTGAGTAAATTTAAGAGTAGTTTCTTTAAATTCATTATGAGTTGGATTAGCGATTTTATTAAGAGTCATTGTTTCGCCCGCTTCTGTACTCATTTTTTCAGCATATTAACTCATACCAGCAACATACGAAACCTCTGCACCAGCAGGATAAGTAACTTTTGTGTCATCAACTGTTGCAACAGGTGCATCAGGATCATTCGAAATTAATGCATTGTATCTTGCAGCTTCCGCCACTGCCGTATTTGAGTTACCCATATCAATAACAGAATCAGATGCATAAACATATTTTAATGACATACAAATACCTGTTCTTTCTTTAAGTGGTTGAACACCTACTAATTGATCAGCAACAACATTAGTCATAACTCTACGTGCTAGAGGCATAATTAATTTAGGGACTGATTTGATAGCTCCACTAAACGTTGCTTCATTCAGAGTTTCTGCATATTTTGCTTCATTCTCTAAAATTACTCTCATTGAATCCTTTTTGTGTTCTGCAACACCTTCCAATAGTGATTCTACTAACATTTTTGGTTCTACATTTGCCATTTTATTTCTCCTCTAAAAGATTATTTCTTTTAATATTCATTTTTATTTATATATATTTTTCAAAATATCTATGTTTTTAAGATAAAAAATAGATATTTAACTAATTTTATCTAATTCCTGCCAACGACATTAAATTAGACAATTCCTCATTCGATGATTTTATATTACCGGATGAAATTACTGTTGTTTTTTTACTTTCATTTAAAGGTTTGATTTGTTCTAGTGTCTCCACTTCTTTTTTAAATCCTTTATTGAATGTATCTACCACACTTTCCATCAATGCATCAATTTCATTCACTAAGTCATCTGATGCTATATGTTCAGTTAATTTTTCAAGCTCGTCTTTTTTCTCACCAGTAAGGATAGAACCTTTACTTTCAACAATAACTTTTTTCTTCAATTGTTCGATTTCTTTTTGCGATTCTGATAATTTAGTATGTTCCTTTTTTAGCATTGTTTTATATTGTTCTAGTTTAAGTTCATTTTCTTTTTTCATTTCAAGTAAATCATTCGCCACTTCATCATCGATATCCCAATGAGCTTTAACTACATCTTTAATAGATTCTAATAATTCACGACCTTGTTTTTCACGTAATAATTCTTTACTATCTTGTTTAATTTCTGATAGTTCTTGTTCTAAGAAAATCTCAGTTGAAATAACTAGGTCTTCTTTGATTTTTTCTTCTCGTATAGAAAATTCTTCATTTAATTTATCAGTTGTTTCATCAACAATTGATTGTAATTCTTCAGTCAATTCTTCATTTGAAGTTTCCAATG